CGCTACATCGTCAGTGGCTTCAATCCTGGCGATGTCCCGAGCGCCGATGAGGCAAAGACTTATCCGTATCGGGAGCGTGGCTAAGTGGCCAAGATGGGCCGCCCATCCTCTTTCTCCCAAGTGGCGGCAGACGAGATTTGCACCCGTATAGCCAAGGGCGAGAGCCTAAGAGCTATTTGTGCGGATGAAGAGGCTGGATGGCTTCCGACCGCGACGACGGTTCATCGGTGGTTGAACGATAAGGACCGCGCTGACTTCCGTGAGCAGTATGCCCGCGCGCGCGACGCCCAGGCCGACTTCTACGTTGACCAGATCATCGAGATCGCCGACGCACCGAACGCCACCGTCAACGCCAAGACCGGCGAGCCGGAGGTGCGGGATGCCCAGCGCGACCGCTTGAGGGTGGACGCGCGCAAGTGGGTTGCCGCTCGGTTGGCTCCGAAGAAGTACGGCGAGCGCCTGGAATTGGCCGGCGAGATTGAAAACGTCACTCGCGTGATCGCCGACAAGCCGCAAACCGACGAAGAATGGGCGGAAGCGCATGGGGCTGATCTGGGCGCCGCAGCCGGGGCCTCAACATGCGCTCATTGATTGCCCAATCCCGGAGATCCTTTTCGGAGGTGCGCGGGGCGGCGGCAAGAGCGACGGAGTTCTCGGAAAGCACGCGATCAAGGCCGAACGCTACGGCGCCGGGTTCAACGGGGTCTTCTTCCGAAAGGAGATGCCTCAGTCTGACGACCTGATCGAGCGCAGCCGGGAAATCTTCGGCCCGCTGGGTGGGCGCTTCGATGTCCAGAAATCACAATGGCGGATGCCGAGTGGCGCCCGTCTGCGCTTCCGGCCGCTGGAGAACATTGCGGCTGCGGAGAAGTATCAGGGCCAGAACCTGAGTGACGTTGCCGTCGAGGAGGCAGGCAACTTCGACACGCCAGCCGCGATTGACCGGCTATGGGGCGCGCTGCGGTCAAAGACGGGCGTTCCGGTGCAGATGATCCTGACCGCGAACCCTGGAGGGCCGGGCCAGCCGTGGATTCACCAGCGGTATATCGAACCCGCCCCGCTCGGCATGAAGGTGCTGAGAGCCACACTGCCCAACGGGCAGGAACACAAGCGGGTCTACATCCCCTCCAAGGTGCAGGACAATCGCGTCCTCCTCGCCAACGACCCGGATTACATCAATCGGCTCTACCTGGTTGGCTCCGCGGCCCTGGTAAAAGCCTGGCTTGAGGGGGACTGGAGCGCGGTCGAGGGGGCGTTCTTCGATCAATGGAGCGGGCGAAACATCGTGCCGCCCTTCGAAATCCCAGACGGGTGGACGCGCTTCCGGTCGTTTGACTGGGGGTCGGCGCGGCCCTTTTCCGTGGGCTGGTGGGCGGTGTGCGGCGAGACTAGGCGGGTCGGTGACATCACCATCCCTCGCGGCGCTCTGATCCGCTATGCCGAATGGTACGGCTCCACGGGCAAACCGAACGAGGGCTTGAAGCTCGACGCCGAACAGGTCGCCAAGGGCATCGCGGATCGCGAGAAGAATGGCCCAAAGGTGCTGTACGGCGTGGCCGATCCGGCGATCTTCGCCAGGGATGGCGGCCCCTCGATTGCCGAGATGATGGCGCGCGCGGGTGTTCACTGGCGGCCAGCGGATAACGCCCGCGTCGGACGAAACGGCGCCATGGGCGGCTGGGATCAGATGCGGGCTCGCATCCGGGGCAACGATGAGGGGCCGATGTTGGTGGTCTTTCCCACCTGCCGGGACTTCATCAGGACCGTTCCGGTGATGCAGCACGACCCGTCGCGCCCCGAGGATTTGGACACGAAGGCTGAAGACCACGTCGCGGACGAGGTCAGATATGCCTGCATGTCCCGTCCGATGCCCGCCATTCAGGCGGTGAAGCCGAATAACCCCGTCGACCTCTGGGGTCGCAGCAACAAACAGGCCGATGGCTGGAGAGTGGCGTGATGCACATCACCTTCGCCGCCGTCTCCAGGGCTCGCAACGCCTCGACGCCGCCCAAGGTGGTTCGAACCGCCCCGATTGCCCGCCCGAAACTGGCGCCGGCCGAAATGCACGACGCCCATCTCGCCAACGCGGTCGAGAAGGCGAAGCGCGAGAGCAACACCGCCCGGCTCGCTGAGTTGACGGCTGAGATGGAACGGAGAGGAGGCTAGATGATCCAGGCCTCCGAAAACGAGCTTGGCCTCGGTCAAGCCCAAGTCCCCGCCCTGATCCCCGAAGGCCCGCCGCCGCCCGACCTGGCCCGCCTGAAGCGCATGTTCGAAGAGGCCCGCGACCTCACGTCCGATGCTCGCACGGAAGCCCTGATCGACCAGGACTATTACGACACCGACCAGTGGACCGAGGCGGAAAAGAACGCCCTTCGCGCCCGCAAACAGCCGGACATCGTCATCAACCGCGTCAAGCCCGCCGTGAACGGGATCATCGGTGTTTCGGAGCGCGGCAAGTCGGAGCCTCGCGCTTATCCGCGCACGCCGAAGGATGACAGCGCCGCCGAGGTGGCGACCGACGTGCTGCAATACATCGCCGACCAGAACCGCTTCCACCGCATCAAGCAGGACTGCTTCACCGATATGCTGGTTCCCGGCTCCGGGGCGGCGCTGATCGAGGTGGATGGGGACAACCAAGTCGTCATCACTCAGATCCGATGGGAGGAGTTCTTCTACGATCCCCGCTCCCGGCGCCGCGACTTCAAGGACGCCCGGTATCTGGGCATCGCCAAGTGGATGTATGCCGACGACGTGGCCGAGATGTTCCCGGACAGGCGTTCCGAGATCAACGCGGCTGTTGACAACGGCGGCTCCGGTTTCGCGCTCTCGGGCAATGACGATCGGCCGGCGAGCGCACCGCGCGCCTGGATGGACCGCAAGGCCCGCCGCCTCATGGTCGTGGAGATGTATCACCGCGAAGGCGGGACCTGGCAGAAGTGCGTGTTCTTCTCCGAATCCCTGCTCTCCTACGGCCCGTCGCCCTACCAGGACGCCAAGGGCCGCCCGGACTGCCCGATCGAGGGCCAAAGCGCCTATGTGAAGCGTGACAATGCCCGCTACGGCGTCGTCCGCGACATGCGCGGGCCGCAAGATGAGATCAACAAGCGCCGGTCGAAGCTCCTCCACCTGATCAGCGTCTCACAGATCGAGGCCATTGATCCGTCCGCCGTTGAAGTCAGTGCCGATGTGGCTCGGGCTGAAGCGGCGCGCCCGGACGGCGTCATCCCCTATGGATGGCGCAAGGTCTCCACCTCCGACATGGCGACTGGTCAAATCCAGCTCCTGGCCGAAGCCAAGGGTGAGATGGAGCGCATGGGGCCGAACCCCGCCGTTCTTGGCCGGACCAATGACGATGCTTCCGGGCGCGCCGTGCTTGCCCGTCAACAGGCCGGGCTGGTCGAACTGGCGCTGCTCTACGGCGGTCTCGAAGATTGGGAATTGCGGGTCTATCGCCAGGCGTGGGCGAGGGCCAAGCAGTTCTGGCGCGCCCCTCAGTACATCCGCATCACCGATGAGACCGAGGCCCCCAGGTTCGTCGCCCTGAACGAGCCGGTGATGGGGCCGCCGACCATTGGCGCCCATCCCGAGACCGGCGAGCCGATGCTTCAGCCGTCTGTGCTCGGCTACAAGAACGCCGTCGCCGAAATGGACGTGGACATCATCCTGGAGACCGCGCCCGACACCGGGACGCTGGCGCAGGAGCAGTTTAACGAGCTCGTCCGGCTCGCCTCCTCCAACCCAGCCTGGCTGCAACAGATCGGCTTTGAGGATCTGATCGAAATGTCCTCGATCCAGCGCAAGCGCCAGGTCTTGGACAAGCTGAAGAAGCGCCGCGAGGAAAGCGGGCAACAACAGCAACAGATGCAGGCTCAACAGGTGCAACTCGCCCAGGCCGACGCCATGGCGAAGATCAAGAAGACCCAATCCGAGGCCGCGCTGAACGAAGCGAAGGCCCACTCAACCACGGCCACCACCATGCTCGACGCCCACAAGGCGGGTGTGGAAGCGGGCCAAGCCGACGCCGGGCTTAACGGCGGGGTCAACGACCCATCGGGAAGCTTCAACCCGTAATCATCGAAGCACCGCGCCGCCCGGCGGAAACGGGCGTCAGCACAGCGCTGAGACGCATCAGGCCCGCGATAGCGGCCTCAAGGTGATCAATGTCCAACCCTCTCGACGGGATTTTCTCGCCCGAACCTGAAGCCGTGTCCGCCGATCCGGTGGCCGCTCCTGAAGTCGAACAAACCGCTGAAGCCACTCCGGCGCCCTCTGGCCCGGTTCGTGACGAAAGCGGCAGGTTCGCCCCGAAGGAAGCGGTTCAGCCCGAGGCCGCGGCGCCTGAAGCCCAGCCCGTTCCGGCCCCGGAACCTGTGATCGCGGCCCCCGTGGCCGAGACGCCGGCGCCGCAGCCCGAACCGGAAGCCGCCCCGAACGCTCCGCCCAAGGGATACGTCCCCAGCGCTGCCGTCCAGGCGAAGAACCGGGAAATTCAGGCCCTCAAGGCCCAACTCGCCAAGCAACAGGCGGCCCCCGCGCCCGACCCCTTCGAAGATTTCGAGGGCTACGTCGAGCATTCCCAGCGGGCCGTCGAGGAAGCGCGGCTGGCGGGCGTCAACGAGGGTGTCGAGCGGTTCCTAGCCCTGTCTCAGAACATGGCGCTCGCTGATCCCACGATCGGCGAGGAAGCGGTTCAAAAGGCGATGACCTGGGCGGAAACGGCCCATCTCACCACTCCCGGCCTTCAAGAGGGTTTCCGGTCCTCTGATCACCCCTTCAAGTTTCTCGTCGAACAGCACCGCCGCGCCGAAGCCCTCGAAAGGCTCTCCGCCGACCCGGCCCTGGTGACGAAACTGCTGGCCCTCGCCAACGGCGAAGTCTCAGCCCCGACCCCATCACCGGCCCCGGCCATCATGGCCGCTCCGGCTCCCCAAAACGCGCCCTTCGTCGCGCCCCCACCGTCCATCGCATCAGCCACCTCCGCAGCGGGGGCACGGCACGTCGCGCAAGGACCTGGTGAGGCGTTCGGAGGGCTGTTCTCGAAAGGCTAGCCACCATGGCTGAAGTCGTCCTCGCCACGGCCTCCGAAAAGCAGGTCTGGATCAACAAGTTCTTTGCCGAGTATGTCCGGTCCAGCCGGTTCATGCCCTACATGACCAACGCCGATCTCAACAACGGCGGCATCATCCTGACCCGCTACGAGCTGCAGGATCAGGCCGGCAAGGTCGTCAACATCCCCTTCATCGGCCGCCTGACCAGCGACGGCGTGACCGGTTCGCAGACCCTCACGGGCGCCGAAGAAGAGCTCACCAACTACAACTGCGCGATCTCGGTGGATTGGCGGCGCAACGCCGTCGTGGTGCCGAAGTCCACCAGCTTCCGCACGGAGATCAACCTCCTGAACGCCGGCCGCCAAGCTCTCCGGGTCTGGGAAACCGAGAAGCTGCGTGATGACATCATCAAGGCCCTGGCCGCGCTGGTCACGACCGGCGATACCACGGTCAACATCGGCGACTCCAACTCCACCAACCGCAACGCCTACAACGCGGCCAACTCCGACCGCCTGCTCTTCGGCAAGCTGAAGTCCAACTACTCGGCGACATGGGCGACGGCGGTGGGCAACATCGACACCACGGACGACAAGTGCACCGTGGCTTCGATGGGCCTGGCCAAGCGCATCGCCAAGGCGGCCGACCCGCACATCCGGCCCTATCAGGTCGATGACGGCGAGGGCCGCGAATACTACGTCGCCTTCCACGGCGCGCGCACCTTCCGCGATCTGTCCGCCGATTCCACGATGACGCAGGCCAACCGCGAAGCCCGCGCCCGTGAAGGCGCCGCGATGAAGAACAATCCCCTGTTCCAAGACGGTGACCTGGTGCTGAACGGCATCATCCACCGCGAGGTGCCGGAGATCGACGACATCATGGCCAACGGGACCTACAGCCTGGACGCCATCGGCAACTCCTCCGCCGATGTCCGCCCGGTCTTCCTCTGCGGCGGCGGCTCTGTCGGCATCGCCTGGGGTCAGGAACCGACCCCGCGCACCGACCTCGACAAGGACTATGGCTTCCGCCCCGGCGTGGCCATCGAGGAGCTGATCGGCGTCAAGAAGATCGCCTACAACGGCAAGCAGAACGGCATGGTCACGGCCTTCTTCGCCGCTGCCGCAGATAGTTGATTAAGATCAACTAGTTAGGATACGTGGCTCCAATTTTGGCCGCGAAGGATGCTGCTGATTAAGGTTTGGTTCACCCCGAACTTGTCGGCAATTTTCTGTTGCGACCATTTTTGGAGTGCTCGTATCAGTCTGATCTCGCGGATGTCGGCCTCGGCTACGTCACCGTCCACGCCCACGCCTCCGGCTTCACCGCCGGGACCGACGCCCTCCAGGGCGGCACGGGCGGCAATGTCGCGACCACCACCACCTACTACGACGCCACGGCGCTCGACCCGGCTTCTGCCGTCGGCGCCGCGATGTCGGTGCTCACCAACTCCACAGCCCTGACGCTCGCGCGGGCATAAGGAAACTCTCACATGGCTACTCTGAAAGCTGCCCGGGCTCTGACCGGCGTTCCCGTCCGTCGCTTCGCTGGCGCGGGCGTCGTTCAATGCGCCTGGGGCTCGTACACCCTGGCCGCCAACCCGACCGCCAATGACATCATCCAGTTCTGCCGCATCCCGGCGGGCGCGACCGTCATCGGCGGCGAGTTCCGCGGTGAAGACATCGACACCGGCACCGAAGCCCTGGACATCGACATCGGCTGGCCCGCCAACGGCGGAACCGGCGTCGGCGCCACGGCGGACCCGGACGGGTTCGGCAACTTCGGCACCCTGGACGGGGACGCGGTGAACTTCATCCGCCCCGAGGCGTCGATCTACTACCCCCTGAACGGCACGCTGAAGAGCGGCCCGATCACCTTCGACGCCGAAACCATCGTCCAAGGCATCGTCAACACCGCCGCCAACGCGGGCGGCACGGGCGTGCTCTGGGTCATCGTCTACTACACCATCGACTAGCTGGGCGCGGGCCGGTTGCGGCTGGTCCGCCCCTTCCTTCAACAGCGAAACAAGGACCACCATGGTTCAGATCACCTATGAGCCGAAGGACCACGAGGACCGCCTTCGCGGCACCTCGGTCTTCGGCCTCACCTTCGAGGCCGGGAAGGCCGTCGAGGTCCCGGACAACCACATCGCCGCGACGAAGCTGCGCGGCCACCCGGAGTTCGTGGTCGATGGCGCCGCCCATGGTGGCGATCACCCGCCGATCAATCCGGCCGACGTGGACATCCCCGAGAACTGGCGGGATCTGCACTGGCAGGAACGCGCTGCCCTGGCCCGCCGCATCAGTGGCGGAACGGTGAAGAACGGCGACGCCGCCGGAGAGATCATCGAGGCCGAGGTGGCCCGCCGCATCGCTGACGGCGAAGTCGAGGCCACCTGACCATGACGACCTGCCGCGATGTCATCATCCAGGCCGTGGAGGCTTTCGAGGGCCTCGCCCCCGGTGACGACCTCACGGTGGATGAGATCGCGCGCGCCGTCACCTTCGTTGGCCAGCAAATCCGCCGGATCAGCGAAGGTCGGGGGCCGCTGCGCAACGTCGATGTCACCGCCGACTATACGCCCGGCGAGGACGAGCGAGCGCGGGTCCAAAGCGGCTACACGGTGTCGATCACCCTTCCCAACGCGATCACCGTGGCGACAGGCGAGGGGACCTCAGCTTCCGCCGACGACGACGAGGCGACATACCGGGCTCCGCTAGACGGCTCGCGCATCGAAATCGTCGGCCTCTCGTCCACGGCCCTCTACCTCTACCGGGCCGACACCAACGCCTGGCTCAACATCGTCGGCCTCACCGCGGACTCCGACTTTCCGCTGAGCGCCAACTACGCCGCCGACTTCGCCGCCTGGCTCTCGGTGCGGCTCTGCACGATCTGGCCGGCGCGGGCGTCTCTGATCCCCACCCCTGAGATGCGCCACCGCGAGGCCATGGCGAACCTGCGCCTGTTTACTCGCCCGGGCGTGACCCGAACCGTGACGCAGGCGGAATACTTCTGATGCGGATATTCATCGGCGTTCCGGCCTACGACGGCAAGGTCGGCGTCGCCACGGTGCAGTCCCTCCTTGCCGAGACGGCCATCCTGGAAGAGCTAGGCCACGAATGCGGCGTCGGCTTCGTCACCGGCTGCAGTCTGATCACCCACGCCCGCAATGATCTGGCCAGGGGCTTCCTCGCTTCCGGCTTCGACAAGCTGGCGATGATCGATGCCGACGTCTCCTGGGAGGCGGGCGCCCTGGTCCGGCTGCTGCACCACACGGTTGATCTGGTCGGCGGGGCCTATCCCTACAAACGCCATCCCGAGAGCTACCCGGTGACCTGGCTCGCCAGCAAGGAGCGGGCAGGGGGTCTCATCGAAGTCGAAGGCCTGCCGGGCGGCTTCATGGTCATCGCGCGATCAGCCCTGGATCGGATCATCGAAGCCTTCCCCGACCGCAAATACCGCCACGGGGATGATCTATTCTACGCCTTTTTCGACGCCGCTTTCCGCGATGGCCGCCTCTTCGGTGAGGACAACGCCTTCTGCGATCTCTTCCGCAAGGCAGGCGGCAAGGTCTGGCTCGATCCTGATCTGACCCTCACTCACACCGGCGGTGATCCCGCCTTCACTGGCCGTATTGGCGACTGGTTGGCCTGTGAGGCCGCCATGTCGATCGCGGCGGAGTAGGAGCCGTCCATGGCCTCATTCTCGAAATTCAACAGCTTCGTCGAGGCCCTGGCCGAGAAGACGCACAACCTCGGCGCTGACACGCTCAAGGTGGTGCTGACCAATTCGGCGCCCGCCGCCGCCAATACCGTGCTGGCTGACATCACTCAGATCGCCAACGGCAACGGCTACACCACGGGCGGCACGGCGGCGACGATTTCGTCATCCGCGCAAACGTCGGGGACCTACAAGCTGGTCCTGGCGGACGTGACCTTCACCGCCTCGGGAAGCATGGGGCCGTTCCGCTATGCCGTCCTCTACAACGATACGGCCACGAGCGATGAACTCATCGGCTGGTGGGACTACGGCTCGTCTATCACCCTGGCGGCTTCGGAGACCTTCACGGTGGACTTCGACGCGACCAACGGCGTGTTGCAGGTCGCTTAGGGCTGATGATCACCCTCGTGTCGGCCACCTACACGCTCGACCACCTCCAAGAGGACGGTCGGCGCTGGGTCGCGGAATGGATGGTGGCGAGCGACGGCCAGCGGCGGGATAGCCGCTATCTGGCCGAGCCTGACGAAGATCACCAGGCGCATCTGGACGAAGTGGCCGCCGGGTGGATCGATCACCTGAACCGCCCGCCCGATCCGCCGGAAGGTGACGTCTGATGGCCGATTGGTACTGCGGCTCCGTCCAGTATGCCGCCATCGCGCAGTTTCAGACCTCGCACGCCTACAGCGTCGGGGACATCGTGCGGCAACTGTCGACGCCTGCGGTCAACAGTGAGCGCGCGTTTCGGTGCACGACGGCGGGCACGTCCGGAGGGAGTGAGCCAAGCTGGACGCTGACCAAGGGCGGCACGACCACGAGCGGCGGCGCGACGTTTACCGAAGTGACGGGCAATTCGACCTACGGGTGGAGCGCGGCGGGTGCGCGGCTGCGTCTGTTTGCTGGGAAGGGCTGGGCTCCGGCAGGCGACACCGTCTATGTCTCCGACGACCACGCGGAAACCGGCTCTGATCTTTCTCTGGTATTTCAAGGTACGGCGGCGTCTCCAGTCCGCATCCTTTGCGTCAACCACTCCGGTTCAGTGCCGCCGGTCAGCGCCGATCTAGCGACGACGGGGGTGTGTACGGCGTCTGCGGGCGCGGCCTCAATTAGCGGTGCGGCCTACGTTTACGGCATCACCTTCACCGTCACGGCCAACAGTCAGCTTATTCTCGGAGGCAACGCACCCAGCGACCTTCAGTTCGTCAACTGCAAATTCCGCAATACGAACTCGACCGCGAACGCGTGGCCTATCGGGTCTACCGGCGCCGCGTCCGCCGAGGTTATCATCTTCGACAACACCACGGTCGAGTTTGGGGCGGCGGGCTCTTATCTGCGGATGGTCGGCGGTCAATTCATTTGGCGTAATACGCCTAACGCGATTGTTTCCGGCACCCTCCCCACGACGCTCTTTGCAGGCGACTCCTCCGAAGGCATTTCGACCATCATTTTCGATGGCGTTGACCTATCGGCCCTCGGTTCCGGCAAGACGATCATGGGGGCCAATGGCGGGAAGAACTTCACTCAGCTGATCAATTGCAAGCTTGGCGCATCAGTGACGGTAGCGGCCACACCCGCCGTTCCCGGTAACCGCGTCGAAGTCATCAACTGCGATAGCGGCGCGACGGGCTACCGCAACGAGATCTATGACTACTCCGGCACTCTGACCGTCGAGACCACGATCATCCGCACAGCGGGCGCCTCCGACGGCGTGCAGGCGGTGAGCTGGAAGATCGTCACCACGGCCAATTGCAGCCGGGTGTTTCCGTTCCGGTCCTTCCC